CTTGTTTTCCATTTACGTCGATCTTCAAATGCATCCTCCGCTCAGCGAGACGATTTCTACGATCGGAATCCGCATGGCACGAAGCTTTTCGCTCTTCCTGCGTTCATTGCGTCGCTTGCGGCGGTCGCGCGCTTTGTTGAGCGTACGATACTGCGCGGAAACGGAAATGCCCTGGCGCGACTTGCGATCGGCTATCGAGAGGATTTCGGCGTCGCGAGATCGTTCTTCCGGTCTGCTGACGTCGTTCTGAAACTGGTGAGGGTTGCTGCCGATTTTGACGAATTTGCCGTTCAAATTTTCACCAGCCTCATTTTGAAACATACGTGCGGGCCCATGCAGCCGTCAATGGGAGTTGAAGCGCAACGCGAACGTCTCGCCACGCAGAACGAATAGTAACCAGTACTGAGATCGGGAAGAATCCCAAATTCGAAGAATCTGCAACGCCATATAAAACAGGGTATCTTCACGCCATGTCCTTCAGCGAGCCCATTTTCTCATCGTGCTTGCGCTGCATCGCTCTGCCCTTAGCCGTCTCGCGACTGCCACGCATTGCCCCGATCGAATTCGCGATCTTGTACGGAATCTTGCTCTTGGCTCCGTAACGCTTCTTCAGCTTGTCGATCAGGAATTCAGGCATCGATTTTCGAACGACGGACGGGACCGTGAATTCCCTTAATGGCGAAGAACATCATGCTGCGCATCCACATCGAAATGGTCTGCCCCGAAGCCTTGGCACTGGCTCGTATCTTGTCTAATTCGCGACCGGTTATGCGAACCCTAAGCTGCCTAGATCTTTGTTCACCTTTTTCTAGAGGTGGACGGCCAACTTTCTTGACTGACTTGTGCTTCACTTTAGAAACTCTGGCATCAGGCGGCTCGGTATTTCCTCTGGAAAACGTCACGCGGGTTGAGGTACGCATAGCCATCCGCTTGGATCACCCAGTAATCGCCGACGCTCGGCTTCATCCGCGCGCACATTTCGGCGGTCGCTGTGACCCACTCGCCGTTTTCAAGCTCGAGGCGATAGGTTCCGTCCGTGCTGTTGGTCGTACCGACGGTCCTGATTTGGAAGGCGTCGACTTCGACAGGGTTGGCGATATATTTCATTACGCGGGTACTCGATCAAATCCCATCGCCTTTACGAAGCGGTCGAACTCGACTGGGCCGCTCATACTTCGTTCCCAGTCGATCAGGATTTTCATGCAGCCCGAAACCACTCCGAATTGGTCTATCCAAGTGCGTTTTTCTGGCGTGAGGTCCCGTCCAGGAAGATTTTGGTCGAAGACAACGCGAAAGGTCGCACGGTCAGGATTTATGTCGCTTCGATCTTGGATCAGAGTCACGCAATGGTGAAACTGGCGGTCTTCGCAGTGGTGGACGTACGGCCACTTCACTTGCAAACTCTCGAGAAATTGATCGCTATTAATCACGTTTGAACCTCTTGCACCAATCGTCCGCGCCAATCGGGCTCTTCACGCCCATACACCGCGGCGGATTCGCAGGAATAAAATGCACACACAATTCGCAACGCTCACCGCGATGTCGCGAAGGATCTTCATACGCAACAGACGCATGCGAGCGCTTCTCGCTCTCGGGCTCTTCTATTCTTCCTCGCCGGCGTCTTCGGCTTCGCCAGGCTCTTCGGCGCCGCCGCCAGCTGGCAAGCCAGCGTGCCGAGCGATGTGCGCCATCGCCTTCTGGCCTTCGCCTTCTTTGAACGAATAGTCCTTTGGCTCGTGCTGATAGCCGGCGTAGACGTGTTTCACGGTGTGTCCGCCGCCCATGCGCGGATGAATCTCAAGATGCGCGAGAACCTTTTTGCCTTTCGGCATCCGGTCGGCCTCGCCTGTTACGATCGCTGGTTTTGCCATTTTTCCTCCAAGAAGGTAGGGGCCAGCCAAAACTGGCCCCAGCCGTTTAAGCTGCTAGTGGAAGATCAGCAGTTTTTGATTTCCACCCGATCCGGTTTTGGAACAAGCTAGCCGGCAAGCTGGCACTGTGTAATTTCCCGAACGATACCGCCGCAATCTGGAACCGGACAGCCAGGTGAACCATCGCCATCGACGTCTGGCTCGCAATCGTCAAAGCGAGTTACCTTCCCGCAAACTTGGCACTTCATCGCCACATCGCCGATTCTTGTCATCGCATCCATGATGTTCCCTGCGAGCTGCTCGGCCAATACGAAGTCTTCGGCTGAGACGATTTCGGTTCCGGTCGGCGCAGTTCCTTGATGGAAATCGCGAGCGTCTTGAATCCATCGGCATCATGCGAAGCGCCATCGTGCAGCGGCTCGCGCTTGTACGTGCCGAGGTTGTCGTCGTAGGCATAGCGATAGTGTCTAAGCGACTGGATGCCATCCGCGCACTTCTCTCGGTCAAAGTAACATTTCGGGAAGATCGCGCGCACAGCCGCAATTCCGTCAGGGATGCTGAGCCTTGCGGTGCAGCGCACGTTTGCCGCGCCAAAGTGGCTCTGCAGCTGCTCCTCGATACTTTTGCCGGTCCCGAGTTCGTGCGCCTTACCATCATGCGGTAGCCAGTGCGTGCCGTAAGCGTACGGCCGCTCTTTCAGCTCTTTGATGTAATAGGCGAGGCCTTGGAGCGAGCCGCTCAGATGGTCGATAATGCGAAATTCAAACGGAAACGACTGCGCAAACCAGATCGATGTGTTGTCGCCGTAGCCCAAGTCCCAGAAAGTGTGGAGCGGATGCTGCGGATCGTACGGCACGCGCGTTAAGCGCCCTTCGCGCTCGGCTGCGGCAAGCTCGAGCTTGTAGACCGCGCCTTCAACTGCCTGCTTGCAGTGGCCTTCGTAGACGTTCAGGTAATCGTCTTCCGATCGCTTGCGCAAGTCTTCGATTTCCTGCCTGATCACGTCGGTCACCCAAGGATTGTCGCGCCAAGTGGTGTGAACGACCTTCGCGTTCGTCGGTGGATTGATCGCAAAGCGCTGATTCGTCTCGTCGCTCTCAAGGTCCGGGTTATAAGACAACCAAATCTCCGAGCCTTCCTTGCGGATGGTGGGGATCAGGATGTTCCAAGAGTTTTTGCTGACTTTCTCCGCTTCCTCGACCCAGCAAATGTCAAATCCCTCGAACGACTTCATGTTGTTCACGTTCTGCCGGATGCCAACGAACGAAAATGCGCCACCGTTTGAACACGAAACGTATTTGTCGGTGATGGTGAAAAACTTCGATAGCTGCAGGTTCGCGATCTGGTCTTCAAGGAGCTGGTGCACGGATTCGTCGATCGACTTCTGAGTCTCGCGGGCACAGAGAATGCGCGGACCGGGCGCAGCTGGCCGCCCTTTCCAAAGCAGCGATGGCTGGACGCAGATCATCAGCAGCGCACGCGCGAAATTCCATGATTTGAGACCGTACCGACCGCCCTTCACGACTTTGTAGCGGTACGGCTCAAACAAAAACGAGAGCTTCTCCGGGAACTGCGCGACGGTCTCGATTGCTTCGGCTGCTTTAGCCACGTGACGCGCTCACCATTTCGATTCTGATAGCCATTGGCTTGCCGTCCGGATCGACAGCGCCAAGATCAACCTTTGTCGGGAACAGCCCAAGATGCTTGCCGAGCAATTCGAGGTTCTGCGTTTTGTTTGCCAGTTTCACTGTCGTTCGAAGGACCTTGCGCCGCTCGCCGTCGCCGGCGCCGCCGGTAGCATCTTCGCGGATCTCCTGGATAGCCGCGAATTGATCGCGAGTGATGCTGGACAGGTCCAGGATGGGCTGCCCATTCTTGTCGACGATCGTAAAGTCCTGCATGTTGGCAAAAGCCAGCTTTGCCAACTCCGCAAGAACCTTTTCGCGGCTGATCTCAAGCTTTGCAGCTGCCTCGGCCTGCAGAGCGACGATCATCGCCGCGACTTTTGGATTCTTCAGCTGCCGCCAGGCTTCGCGCTCCGCACTGCCGGCGGCCCAGCCGGCTTTGATGGCTGACTTCTTCCCGTTGAGCGTGCGGACCCATTCGCTCGCGAAAGTCTTTTGCTTCGTAGTCAGCTTCGCGGTCGCCATTCACGACGCCTTGCGCCTGTAGCCGTATTTCACAGCGATCGCATGCGCGTATTGCAAGCTGACTTCCGCGGCTACGGCTGCGTCTGCGACGCTCAAGCCGCCTTCAAGGCCCATCAGGATGAGCTGCTCGAGCACGTCGGGATCGCGCGGGACGGTGCGTGCCACTCGGTGACTCACGACAAACTCACGGGCAGGCTTTTCTCTGATTTCATCGGTGCGCAGCAATTCTCGCGAGACGCGTTCGTCGAAATAGCCGATGGTCGAGCCGCATTTGAGGCACACAACGGCGACGGTAGAAACAGGCCAGG